TATCGGATTCGTGGTGTAAAAATAAAGATCCCACATAATGCAACAGTAGATCAAACAAATGGAAGATTAATCTATAGTGGTACATTTAATGGAACGCTTACTACAACAACTCATTGGTGTTCAGATCCAGCTTGGATTTTATTTAACTTATTAACAGAACCTCGTTTTGGTTTAGGAAATCATATTACTGAAGCTCAACTCGATAAATATGCTTTTTATAGTGCTTCTGTTTATTCTTCTGAATTAGTTGATGATGGAGATGGCGGTCAAGAACCCAGATTTAGTTGTAATGTAGTTCTTCAAAAAAGAGGAGAATTAAACTTTGAAACTGTTGAAGATACTACTGCTAAAAATAAATATGGAATTATTCATAAAAAAATTACAGGATTTGCTTGTACATCAAGAAATCAAGCTAGAAGATTAGGACGATTTGTTCTTTTTGAGGAACAAAATTCTACTGAAACTATTAGTTTTGCAACAGGATTAGCAGAAGGAGTAATTGTTAGGCCAGGACAGGTTATTGAAGTAAGCGATCCAGTAAGAGCAGGACTTAGAAGGGGAGGAAGAATTAGTGCAGCAACAACAAATACGGTGACAGTAGATAATACATCCGATACTGATTTGGACGCTACAAACAGTCCAACAATCAGCGTAATAATGCCTGATGGAACGGTAAGCACCAAGAATGTAGATTCGATAAGCGGAGCAGTGATAACACTTGCTAGTGGCGAGAATTTTCAGATGAAAGATTCAAATGGGAATTTAGTTAATACAGCACCTAATATTAATAGTGTTTGGATTTTACAGAATACAACTTTACAGACTACTCAATGGAGAGTTGTAGCAATTACTGAAGATAAAGATAATTATGCAGTAACAGCAGCAGCATATAACGCAGGAAAATATGCGTTTATTGAGGATGGCTCTCCACTTCCTGTTCGTAATATCACAGTATTAAATGAACTGGTAGATCCTCCTCGTGCACCAGATGTTGTAGAAGAATTTTTTACAGAAGGCACTACTGCAAGAACAAGATTAAATATAGACTTTAACCCCGTTCCAGGGGCTATAGAATATGAGCTTAATTACAGATTAGATGATGGTAATTTTATAACCCTCAGATCAAAAAGCACAGAATTTCAGATATTAGATTCGTTACAGGGTGATTATGTATTTGAATTATCCAGTATAAACTCTTCACTTGAACCTTCTGCACAACCAACAACTTTTACCTTTAATGCTGTTGGAAAGACTGCTCTTCCAGGAGATGTTACTGGTCTTACAGGAGAACCGATAAGTGATAAGTTAGTGAGATTACGTTGGAACTTATCTACTGATTTAGATGTTACTCATGGTGGTCGTGTTTATGTAAGACATTCTACAAAAACTGATGGTACGGCAACATTTTCAGATGCTACAGACTTGGTGGAAGCTTTAGCAGGAAATACTACAACTGCTGAAGTTCCTTATTTAGAAGGAGAGTATATTCTAAAGTTTCAAGATGATGGAGGTAGGTTTAGTGCTGGTGAAGCAAGTGTTATTTTAGATTTACCTGATAATCTTGCACCTTTAGTAGCTTTAACAAGAAGAGAAGATTTAGATGTTCCTAAGTTTCAAGGCATAAAAACCAATGTAGCTTTTGATGCTACTACTAATTCTTTAAACCTATCTGGTATTGGAGAGTTTGATAGTATTGCAGATTTTGATGCTGTTGGTTCTTTAGATGATATTGGAGGTATTGCACCGTTAGGTAATTATGAATTTGGCGGTGCTCCTGGTACAGCTTTCTTAGACTTGGGAAGTGTATTCAGTCTTGATTTAAAGCGTCATTTTTTAACAGAAGCATTTTTCCCTTCTGATTTATTTGATTCAATTTCTGATGTAGATGCAAGAGTAGATTTTGATGGTGCTACTGCTACTAAGGTAAATGCGGAAATGTTGGTTGCAGTCACACAAGATGATCCTACTTCTGGATCACCTACATATACTCCATTTCAAACTTTTGCCAACGGAACATATAAAGGTAGAGGTTTTAAATTTAAAGTGAATTTAACAAGTGATGATCCTGACCAAGATATAAGAGTATTTCAGTTGGGTTATACAGCATCGTTCCAAAGAAGAACTGAACAAAGCACTTCAACCGAAAGAAGTGTTGATTCAAATAATAATCCTGCTGCGAAAACGATTACATTTGATAATCCTTTCTTTACAGGAACTTCTGCTATTGGTGGAGTAAATTCAAATTTACCTTCAATTGGTATAACTGCACAGAATATGGCTTCTGGAGATTTCTTTGAATTATCTAATATTAGTGGTGCTGGATTTACTGTTCACTTTAAAAATTCATCAAATGCTTCGGTTGATAGAAATTTCACCTATCAAGCTGTCGGATTTGGTAAGGGGTGATAAAATAAAATAAAATATTGTAAAAATGGCAAGAGTCAATAGTACAACTAAAGAAACGAATAATAATTTTAATGTAGCCAATGGAACGGGTGCTGCGGTTCGTGCTGGTATAAATGATATTTTTACAGCATTAAGAACAATAAATTCAGCAAGTGGAGATCCATCGGGAGCAGGAAATGTAGTTCAGTTTCAACCTCATATAGATTCATCAACTAATTTATTAAAAATTTGTACTGCTGTTAGCTCTGGAACGGGTACTTTTACAACTATTGGAAATATAACTCAGGCAAATTTAGGGTTGGTTAATGCAGCAACACCTACGATGACAGGTGATGTAACCATGTCATCCACTGGTTTTTTAAAGATACCCGTTGGAACGGATGCACAACAGCCTGGGCAATCTGGTCAACCAGCAGTAGCAGTAGGACAATTAAGATATAACTCAGATCAAAATAGATTTGAAGGATATAAGAATACAGGTTGGGGAGAAATTGGTGGAGGTGCTGGAGCTACTGGAGGAGGAACAGATCAGGTATTTGTTGAAACTGGTCAAAATGTTACAGAAGACTATCAATTAAGTGCTGGAAAAAATGCGATGACAGTATCGCCTACAATAGCTAATAATAAAACAATAACCGTGCCATCTGGTGCAATCCTTGTTATTCTTTAATTATGGTTTTAAATATTAACGGCACTACTGGTATTTCTGGAGTTGACGGATCAGCTTCCGCACCAGCTTTACAGGGAGTTGATAGTAATACAGGAGTAAGCTTTGGGACTGATACTGTCAATATAAATACAGGTGGATCGACTAGAGCAACTGTTGATTCGTCTGGAAGTTTTCTTATAGGAACTACTACTGTAGGTGATTCGGGTTCAAAAAATCTAATCGTTTCTAGTAGTGGTGGCACAGGAATGACAATTCGTTCTGGTTCAAGCAGTAATGGAATTATTCATTTTGCTGATGCGACATCAGGAGGAGGCGAATATGTAGGTGCTATTCTTTACAGCCATAGTTCAAACTTTATGAGGTTTGATACAAACGGTTCAGAACGTATGCGTATCCATAGTAATGGCAATTTAACTATCGGACATACACAAGCTTCTGGAAATCATCATCTTGGAATAGCATTGAGACAAGGTGGTACATCATCTTTTTATACTACAGGGAGCAATGCTTTAGATATAGGAAGAGGCACAAATAATGGCAAAGCTATTCAATTCAATAGAAGTGGTACAAACTGCGGAGATATTTCTGTTAACTTTAACAGCACATCTTACAATACAAGCTCTGATTATAGATTAAAAGAAAATGTAGTTGCAATATCTGATGGAATTACAAGATTAAAAACTCTCAAGCCATCAAGATTTAATTTTAAGATTGATAAAGATACAACAGTTGATGGTTTTTTAGCACATGAAGTAACAGCAGTTCCAGAAGCTATAACAGGAACTAAAGATGAGGTTGATTCTGATAACAACCCTGTATATCAGGGAATAGATCAAAGTAAACTTGTACCTCTACTGACTGCTGCATTACAGGAGGCTGTTGCTAAAATTGAAGTATTGGAAACAAAAGTCGCTGCACTGGAGGCTGCATAAATGAGCCAGATCAAACTAAAACATAGCGGTGGTAATTCAGTAATCATAGCTGCACCAAGTTCTAACCCTGCGTCAGACAGAACAATTACATTACCTAGTGATGCAGATGGAACGCTTGCAAGAACACTTGATGTTGCATTTAAAAGTTATGCAATTATTGGTGATGTAAAAGCAAATGATGTTGATGGGGGTACATTTACTTCTGGAGATTGGAGAACAAGAGATCTAAATACAGAATTATTTGATCCTGATGGTATAGTTTCTATCAGCAGTAACCAATTTACTCTGCAAGCTGGTTCTTACTTAATAGAGGCACAAGCTCCAGCATACAGAACGAATCGGCATAGGATGAAACTTTATCAAACATCTGGAACTCCTGCTGATATAGCTTTAAGTATTTCATGTTTTTCTTCTAATACTTATGGTGATCAAGTTAATGCAGATTTATCAGCAAGAGTAACAATTTCTTCAGCTACAACTTATGAAATAAGACATCGAAGTGATGTAACCCATGCCACATTTGGTTTTGGAATTGCAGATGAATTTGGTAATACAGAATTATTTACAGTCGTAAAAATATTTAAGGAGGCATAATCATGGCAATAAATTCAGATACAGACATAAATTTAGCTTTGTTACAGCTAGGAAAAAATGCTAATCGTTATAGATTAGATCAAAGCATAACACCACATAAAATCATTGAATGGGATTCTGCTAATAAGGATTCACAACCTACGGATGATGAACTCAATGCAGCTTTTACAGCATGGAAAAATGCTAATGAATATAAAATAAAAAGAATACAAACAGGCTCTACAACTTATGCACCAACTGGCGAGCAAATGGCAATGATTTACGATGATATTATTGCTGGTAAACTAGATGCAACAGGCAGTTTTGCTATTCATAACAAAGCTGTAAAGGACGCTAATCCAAAACCATGAGTGAAATCAAAGTAAATTCGATAAAAGGGGTAGGAGCTACTGATGCTGCTATTACTGTCAACAATACTGATGGAACGTGTACTGCCAATATTACTAATAACCTAAGTAATAGAAATTTAATAATAAACGGAGCTATGCAAGTAGCTCAACGTGGTACATCATCTACAGGTACCTTATATCAAACTGTTGATAGAATGGCCATAGTAATTGGGGGTACAGATGAAAACCCAACACAAGAACAAGTTGATGTTGCTTCTGGTACAACCCCTTACAGTTTAGGTTTTAGAAAAGCATTTAAAATTACAAACGGAAACCAAACAGGTGGTTTAGGTGCGGCCGATATTGTTGAAGCGTTAAGATATAGAGTTGAAGCACAGGATATGGCAAATAGCGGTTGGAATTATACAGATTCAAATAGCTTTATTACGTTATCTTTCTGGGTAAAATCAAGCGTATCTTTCAATATGAAAGGTTACTTTTTTACGCAAGACAATTCTTACAACTACCCACTTGAAACTGGCACTTTAACTGCTGATACTTGGACAAAAATTACCAGAACAATTCCGGGAAATTCTAATGTTGTTTTTAATAATGACAATGATCATGGATTAACCATATCTTGGGGAGTATATGGAACAAACTATTCATCTGGAAATCCAACAGTTAATCAATGGGTTGCTTATTCCGCTGCAACTTTAACAAATCCTTCAGAAACTACTTGGTACACAACAAATGATGCAACTTTAGAGTTTACAGGACTTCAATTAGAAGTAGGCAGCGTGGCGACAGATTTTGAGCATAGGTCATTCGGAGATGAGTTGGCTAGGTGTCAGAGGTATTTTACAAAAACTTATAATCAAGATGTATATGCTGGCACACCAACTTATGATGGAGCTTTTGTACACAGAGGGCCAGGTACTACTGGTACTACTGTTCGTCTTCCACTACCTTTTCCTGTTCTAATGAGAGCAACACCTTCTCTTTCTTTTTATGGCACTACTGCTGCAACAAACAGTATTGGCAAAATTAGAGGTTCTGGAAACGTACAAGTTACAGTAGCGGTAGAACCAGCAACTAGTCCAAGAATTATTGAATTAGGCTTTACTCCAAATCAAAATTACAGTTATTTTTCAGGCCACTATACTGCAAGTGCGGAGTTTTAAATTATGACTTACAAATTTTTACCAAAAGATGAAGAAGGGAATGAAAGAAAATTCATTCTAAAAGATGGTGTTTTTATCCCTTTTGACGAAGCAAACACCGATTATCAAGCCTATTTAGAGTGGAAAGCTATAGACGGTAACGAACCCGAAGCTGCTGATTAATTAGTCTTATGTTGCATCTGCCTTGTCATAAGGCTCATAGTGACGTACAGAGGGCTGATTGCTACTATAAGAAGCAGAACCACTAAACTCATCATTGAGCAAGCCCGT